TAGTACTTTTTCCATCCGCATCTAGATAACCATGCTGTTTCGCTGTGTTTTCTGTCATATAATAATTGTAACCATCGTGGCCAAGAACAGTAATCATATTGTTACCGCTTCTATCATTATCGTCATTTCCTCTAGAAATAACAGTTCCTTGTGTCACAGGTGGCACATAATTAGGATTTGCAATTTCTACTTGGCCATCGATATAGTGGTCTGTATAGCTATAACTAATACGTCCTCCAGCTTGATACACGCTAGAAGCATATGATATAGAAGCTTCAAAGTTATTATCAGCTCTGTCGCACACATTTAGTGTAATATTGCCTGTCGAGAAAAAGAAATCAGCCTTTCTTTGGAGATAAAATATACCTTCTATTTTACCATTAGCATCACTGTATAAACTGGAAGCACCACCACCTAAAGCAGTAGGATAACCCGTATCATTTACATATGTTTCACCAGGATTTTTATAAACTGAGTTTCTATCAGGCAACGAGAAGTTTGAAATTTGAGTTGCATCAGTTGACACATATCCTGTAGCATCAATGCCCGCACAGAAAAACCAATGGCGAGTGCTAGGGCGTAAACCGTTAAATGTGATTTTAATAAAGTTTGGACGACACACTGGAATAGGATCAAAACCTAGATCTACTTCTCTAGTTGCTTCTTTATCAACCCATATAGTTTTTGCATTCGACATATTATATCCTTATATTTCTATTTATATATGTGCTAATATTTTCATCAAAGCGCATTATCTTTTAAAAACGCTGCGTAAGTACTATAGCCAAGACGTTTCCAATATGGATCAATATCTTCCAATTGATTACCTTGGTGCTCAATTCTATTTACCTCTGCATCACCTTGAATATCTGTAACAACAGCTGATACATCCCATGCATCTGCGCTAGGCGAAAGGCTACCTGATCCAGTAAATCTACGAGTAGTAAATGAATTAGCATCTATAGGGCCAGATACAGTTAATTGAGATAAGTATTCTTCTTCAGTATGCACTGGCCAAACTGTGTCACCAATTGCTAATGTATGCGCAGAGTTATTAGAATCATATTCTAGATTTAAATCATTCCAGAAAACTTTAGGAGTTACCATATTAGAAGATTTGCCAACTAGTGCTCGTTGCTCAATTGAATTTAAGCTAGATTGTGTGTTATGATCAAACTTATCAACTGTAAGTCCAAGCTTATACCTATCTAAACCATTTTCATCAATCACTGTAAGATCTTTTGTAGAAAGCTCTGACATTGTCAGGGTAGTAATTTCTTCTAACCCTTGGATTCTTTGTTCTAGCTGCCGTATCTGGCTCATCTTATAGCCAGTATTATTGGCTCTATTAGCTCTATGGTCTTTTTTATTTTTTACATATGGAAATAATGCTATGTCTGTAAGAGGCATACTTCCAGGGGGCAATTCAGGAACTCTTAATTCATATCCACTAATACCTTTCATAACATCAAAGTTTCCAGATTTAGAAAGATAAACTCGGTCAATTCTAGGTTCCCAATATTTAACTTCACTTAAATTAATTAATGAATTGTTTTTAGGTAAACCAGCCTTTTTAATATAATTATTTGTAGAAATTTGTTTTGTAAACCTTAGATCAACTACTCTTTCTAAATGGTATGTTTGTCCTAATTTACTTCTAAATTTTGGCATAGCTTTGTAGGGAACATTATAACTATTACGAGTATAAACATTATTATTTGCTGTTATAGATGTAAAAGTATCTATGCTATAACTAACAGTTCCGGCAGGGGCAGTTTCACCCGATTTTAATACTAATTTAGATGTACCAATGTGTGTATCAGTAATATCTTTTTGAATATCAAACTTGTATTTGATTTCTTCGGATGTAGTGGTATCAGTAATTGAGTTCACAACCATTATTTCATCTTGAACAGTAATTTCATTATTAGTCAGGCTTACGCCTGTTGCTGTTACATTACTATTATATGTTCTACCGCCGACACTATATGTTCTTTGTTCATAGAATAAAACCTCATAGACATTACCATTTGTAATTATAGGTACACCTCCAGAGATGTCAGCACCAGTACCACTTAAATTAGATACTACAAAACCTTCAACAGGAAGATTAGATGTGGTATCAATTACAATCCAATCTTCTGGATTTGTTACAGTTCCTGTACCTGTAATAGTGATTTTACTACTTGATGCTGTTAAAGCAGTATTAGTATGTTGTACATCAGCTGTGATTGTACCACCGCTAGATGGAGCTTGATGAGGCCTATGTTTTGGTAAAGGATACAATAAAGAAGAAGAACGCCTATCCTGTACGCTATATGCCCCCTGAATTGCTTTAATAGTTCCTACTAAATTATTACTACCATCTGAAAGCTTTCTTACATCAGCCATTTTTCTATTTTGGCCAGAACCATTGTTATGATTAAAGCTCAAATCAGCCATATGGACTTTATAATCAAAGTCAGTTCCATTAAATGATTTATCTAAATTAATAATTTTTACAGTACCCAAAATTGCATTAGCAGAATCTAATAGATTAGCTGTACCACCGGTCGCTAATGAAATCAAATTACCTTCAACACTATCTAAAAGATAATAGTTACCTAAACTAAAATTTGTTGATTGATTAGTTTGCGTCGTAATATCATCTGTAGTGCTACGAGGTTTTGCAACTCTTAAAACAGTCTGCTCTAATTTTTGAACTCTGTATCCATCCACAAAACCAATACCTGGCGAAACGATAATATTATAAAAATCTGAATCTGCGCTATCAGCTGAAACTTCACAAGCAAAAGTTCCTGATGGGTCTTTAGAAATAAAATCACCAGAAATAGCAGATGTTCTATCGGCTAGCAACTTACCTAATTCATTAGTTTGAGAATCTTGTGTAATAATAGCTTCAGCAGCACCGTTGTTTATAGCCATAACAGGAATAAAAGTATCTGCTGATGTAATAACAGATTCTGTTACTAATGTTAATGTAATTTTGTATCTGTCTGCGCCAGGTGATGTGGTATTAAGTGTTGCTCCAGAGTTATCATATAACGCAGTGTCATCTGAAACTGTATGCACTTGTTCAACGGCTTTATAACCAACTGTTGCAGTTGGTTGAGTGTCATAAGGATCTAAAACGATTAGTTGTTTATCCGCCCTTAGGAAAAACCCATTTGCAAACATATTTAAATCTGGCAACTCTACTAAAGAACCTCTACCTATTGGAGTATTGGCGCTTCCAATTGTAATACTTCCAGAACCCGACCAAACGGCTTCAGGTGTAATAGTATCACCAGCAGAGAATACACTTCTTCCACTTTGATTGTCACTTACATATTCAACTAAAAGTGTATAACCAGGAGTAACAACGCCTGAACCGATATTTGTTAAAGCAGTTGCTTCAGCCTGAGTCAGTACTGCTTTAACTCTTACAGTGAGTCCATCACTATGAGATATTGTTTTACCCACAAGATCAGCAAATTCAGCAGCAGTTCCTGACCATCCTGATAAAACTATAAAATCAATAGCATTATCTCTAGCGGCTAGTGAACCTCCAGAAGCATTAATAATTGCTCCTTGCTTAAACATATAATTTCCAAGGCGTGCAACTTCTTTTTGAATAATAGTTTGCATTTGAGTAAGCTCTCTCGCTTGGAGTGCTCTACCACTATTAAAAAGAATTCTATGATAATCAGCGCTGTCAGTATAATCATCATTATAGACATCACTAAAAGTTGTGCTTGTTACTGAAGTTGCCATTTTAAACCCTTAAATTTGGAAGATAATCTTAATATCATCATTACTTTCAATTGTTCTATCGATTGCCGCCCTGTTATCTATATACAGTACTTCACCTGTATGAATATCAACCTCTGGATCGGTAAATGAAGCTATTGTTGCAGATCCGCCACTTGTTGAAGTTAGTCCTGCACCAGTAGTAAAATTAATAAAGCCGGTATCTTCATTTTGGTGATACCATATTCTTAAATTTGCTACGTCGATATAATCTATATATGCTTGTGCTGTGCCAGCCGCTTCTGTTTTTGAAAGCGTATCATCTATAGCAAAGTTTGTTACAGAATTAACTGTCATATATCTTAATGCTCTTCCGAGCGTGTCTGTAAAGTTACTATCACCTATATAACCATGTGGTTGAATGTTTTTAACTATGCCGATTTGACGATAGTCGTTATCTACTACAAGATCTCCTGAACCATTACCAGTAAAATCTACAGATGTCATGACAGCACTAACTCTCAAGTCTCTTTTACTATCAACACCTAAACCTGCTTTGGGGCCAAATATTGGAACAATTTCAGCTCCAGACCCGCCACCGCCAGTAACTGATATATTAGCATAATCATAACCTTTACCATATGCTACAGGTAAAATATCTACAATTTGAGAATTGAATAACACGGGAGTAGCTGCAGCTGCACTGTCTTCATTTCCTATAATATTAATTGTAGGTGTACTACTGTAACCTGAACCTGAATTAATAATTCTATAACCCAATATTTGGCCTGAATCTGACGCTGAATCTGCATCGTTTACAGGCATATATGCTGAAGTTACGAAGTTAGTAAAGTCTGAAGAAGATAGTGTATAAAGATAACGCCATACGTATCCATCCGCCATTGTGACCGGCGTTTTTCCTGTATGTACTGGTTTTTGATTTGATACTACTGCTTCACCATTTGCATTTTTACCTTGTTTTAAACAAACATAAACATTTCTATCACTAGTAATTACATAATAGGAAGTTGTTGGATGAGCAGCAATATTATCATTGTAACCGCTGTAAACAGTATTTGTTGCCCAAGTATATTTTGGAACTGCAAATTTAAAATCTGTTCCAACTTTACCTACAGCCTGTATGCTATATCTAAAAAGTCTTTCTTCTCTTTCAGTAACTTCAGGTGTTCGGACAGTATCGCTGCCTGTTTGCCATTGCTCAGATTTACCAATAGCAATATAGTATTCATTTGCGCTAGAATCTATGTCATTGTAAATATTTTGAGAAAGCGTTCTTCTTAATCTTTCTGTAATAATTGCAGTCATATTAAAATCCTGTTATGTAGAAGTTACTGTTGTATTTGAAAGGTCTGTGCTTACCATAAACCACTTTGCTGCTGTAGCCGACCAAACAATAATTGCAGAACCACGGGCTTGTACTGTAAACGACGTTCCGCCAGCTGGAGTGCTTATATTAGAACTAGTCGCATTCACAGTGAGTGTGCCTGCGTTAATGTTAACAAATATTTTTATTTCTCCATCAGCAGAACCGTTTAACATAGTCAACGACTGGGCAGTCGCTTTATTTGAAAATACCAAAGCATTTGAAGTAATAGATTCACTTCCTGTATATAGCACAGGACTAAATGAAGTAGCAGCAAATCTAACTGATCCGACCGCACTTTGTGTTAAATTATATAGCTCATCAAAGTTATCATTAATTTTGTCACCCGCAGTCCTTAACGGGTCACCAGTTCCATCGTTAGCTGTAGAGCCTAAATTTAAAGATTGCTTTGCCATGATTTACCTTTTGATTTGATTAGTGTTATTTATATTAGTTATTGGTGTCGATCTTTGTCAAACGTATCAAAGATTGTATTACTCAACAACATATCACTATCATCGAGAGTTGCACCATCAACATCTAAGAATTCTTGTAGTGTAGCATAGTTATCAGCGATATTACTAATAAGTGTTGCTGATTCCACCCTTTGTGTTTTATAAACATCAAAGAATCCAGTAGAACTACTATCGTTTTGGTAGACAATTTCGTTGTATTGTGAACCAGTGTTAATAGTCGAAGTAGCACTATCTGCGAGCGCAAAGTTGCCAGATTCATAACCAACATCAGCAGAATCATAAACATAAGTTGTTGGGTTATAATAACTAGTGCCTAGCGATACTATTGCTGAGGATATTATATTAGTTACAACCGTAACTTCTGGAACAATATCAGGCATTTCTGGATCTACTAATCCTGCATAAGAATATGCATCTTTACCGACTTGATCATTTACCGAAACAATTTGCACTGTGCCTTCTAAATACATTCCTGCTGGATGTGCAAATAATTTATAATTATCAATCCATGTAGTTACGTTTAGACCAGCTTTAATTAAAATAGCTAATTCTTGAAATAATTTATCATTAGTTATTTTGCCGCCAGTTGGTCCTATTACTAAAGAGGTTGATTCTATAACTCCATCTTCATTTTTTACTGATTGTTGTGTCTTAAGTATTTGATCTCTTGGATATGTGACGTCAACATCAATATTATAAAACGCTCTGAAAAACTGCTGGATACCATACAAACTACCTTTAGATCTATACAAGGTATTTGAACACTTAGCAGCTTCTCTTTTGTTAAACCAACCTTGGAAATAAGCTTTTCCTAATAGTAATTCATCTTCTAAAAATTCTAATAAAGAATCATCTATTTCAGTTACATCACGTGTTCTATTTAATTTTTGAATTCTATCATTAGGCTCATTTTCTTGTATTAAAAACTCGTAATAAGCCTCTAACAAAGCAATAAGTTTTGGATAATCCGATAAAAAATGAGCAGGTACTACATTATTAATCTCTGCCATATGCAGATTAAGCTCACGCCTATTATTATCAGTAAGAGTTTTATCTAAATATGACATTTTTATTAATTTTCGGCTGATGTAGAAATTGCATTAATTAGAGAAGCGCCTTCATCATATTGAATTATATTATTACGTGTAGGAACTACAGCGCTTTGGTTTGCAGGTAGGACAGATATTTTAATATAATTAACATTTCCAACTAATGCTGTAGGATTGAAGTAGTTTATTGTAATAGTGTCATTTGTAAATGAACCTATATTGTCGACCAGAACATTTCCGTTATCAGCAATAATTTGTAAAGTGTTAGAACTGAATTTATTTTTTATGGTACAAGTCTGTCCTGAAAACGTGAATATAGATGAAGTCACAATATGAACATCATCATCAGGCACAGCAATACTATTTGGGTATCTTAATGTAGTACTAGTATTATTATCAACCGCAGTTAATGCAGTACTAATAGCATTAAAACTTAGAGACGAATAAGTACTTAGACCGGTATTATAAATTAAGTTTGCGGCATCATTATATTTATTTTTTGAAACAGCAATTACTACTTTAGTCATTAAATCATCTGGCAAAGCTAAAATATCAGTAATATCATTATTGATTGTTCGTATTAATGTTGGTGCTGTTGGCACAAATCTTTTTTGCATTTTTACTGTTTGACGGCTAGATAATATAGATGGATCAACATCATCAACAATAGTTAAAACTGGTGAGCGTCTAAACGCTTCATTAAACTTACCGGTGTTATTAGTAAAGTATTCTGCAATTTTAGCAGCAGCTTCTGTACGCAATCCGTTTTTTGATAATGATGTTTGATTAGGGTTATATTGAAAAGCGGTTTCTAATTGGATAAACGTGATTTCTGGTTCTACAAATCTAATTCTAAATGAAATGACCTGTAATTGATTTGCTAGTTCTATAATAGATGTTTTTATACTTCTTTGAATAGCTCTTGATACATCATCATCAAACACTATGGAAACATAAACGGCTCCAAATTCTGGATCTAAATTATCTTCTCCACCCCATGAAGAAATATCACTAATATAATTAGAAAAATTCTTTAAAATTAATGCAGAATAATCTTCATTTGTTACCATTCTATTTTGAGATGCATATTGAAATGGTGCATTTTTTCTAATAGATTCGATAGTTTCAGATTCACCACCACCAGTTGAAATGGTTTGTGTTACTACTTTTAATGTAGTATTAATAGTGCCTGATACAAAGTTAATTTGCGGATCAAATCTACTTGCATTGTTTGCAGTTTCACCGGAAGAAGCCAAGTAATTTACAACTATTCTATTACCAGCTTTTGGAGATATACCAAACGTTTCACCATCACCAAATGATAGTTCAAAAAATCCGTTTGGTGATTCTTTTAAAATGTAAACAGCAGTGTTATCATCAATTTTACTAGCTTTAGTAATATTGATATAAGGAACTTCTTCAGTGCTAGAAGCATCTGGGTAGACTTCGACAGATACAGTTGAAGTGTCTAGCTGTGTATCAGGAATTATATAAACAGGATTATCAGCATATTCACCTACATAAAATGTTTTAGTTCTAAATGTTCCTTCAAATAAGTCAATTGAAGTACTTCCATCTAAACCATTAAATTCATAAAATCCAGCACCATTATCAGAAGCAGTAAAGTTATCAATAGTTTGAAATACGTATGATACTCCATCCACATCAGCGTTAAACCTAGTAAATTTAGGTAAAGTAACAGAACCAGGAGCACCTGCAGCATTAGTATTGAAAGATATTTTCACTGATGCTTTTGCTGCTGTTTTAGATCTAGGTATATATCCAATACCTTCTGCCAAAGAAACAACAGAACTTCTAAGTTG